GCCGAGGTTAATCGTTTTGGTCAATGCGTTTTCTGTTGCGCCAGTACCAATGTTTAAGGTGTGAGTTTTTGTTGATTGGTCTAGGGTGATGGCTCCTGTTTGAGAAGCACCGCCGGCAGTCCAAGTACCTCCTACTTGAGATGTGCCTAACGCAATATTTTGAGTTGTAGCTGACAGGGTTACCGCACCTGAAGCTGTTAGTCCTGTTGTTGCTAACGTGCTTCCATCCCACGTTAAATCAGCCGACCCACCAAACACACCATTGTTGTTGTACTGAACTTGTGTATTTGTCCCACCAGCCGCACCGCCAACCTTGACGAAATCAGAACCGTTCCAAGCAACGAAAGCGCGTTCGCCGGAGACAATGGTTACGCCTGTCGTTGGTCCTGCACCTACGATTTTTACCGACTGGCTAGTCGAAGTTGCGTTAAGAATGACGTATGTTTTATCTGAAGCAGGTGCAGTAATTGTTAACAGCCCAGCAGGGTTCCCCGTACACCGAATAATTTGATACTGCGAAGACCCCGTGGCTCCAGAACCTGCTTGAGATAGCGTCGTTGGTGCACTAGAAGACCCTGTGGTTACTGATAAAGTGACTGCGGTCTGACTGCCTGAAATAACTTGAGCACCTGCAATCGCAGCCTCAACATAATCTGTCAAACCCGTGTTGATGTCAGACCCCCACGTACCAGACTGTGTTCCAGTAACAGGTTCAGTCAAACCCAAAAGGGTTGTGTAATTAATAGTCATAGTTCACCTCAAGTCGAGATCGGGGTCCAAGTGGTTGATTGGGTATCATCAATCAATGTCCAGTTTGAACTTTGTGTATTGCCAATATTCTGCCAGTTTGCTGTCTGAGAGTCATCAATTTCTTCCCAAAGCAAACGCCGTTGAATAAGGTCAACAATGACAGAAGATTCTGACACCAACGCATAAACTGTAAAGTTAGCCGATATAAGATCTGTGGCTGTAGCCGATTCACTAACCGATACACCGTATTTAGGACTTGCATCAATAAGGTCTGTGCCGGTCGCAAGCTCATCCAGCGTGGGAAAGACGGTAAGTGATCCTGAGATCGTATCTGCGCCTGTGGCTGTTTCACTAACGGCTGCGCCGATGCCAATCCCCGCGACAATTGTGTCAGCGCCTGTGGAGGTTTCGCTAACTGAAACATTGTACTGAGGGGTTGAACTAACGGTGTCTGCCCCTGTCGAAGTCTCACTGACTGATACTGCGTACTGAGGGGTTGAACTGATACTGTCTGTGCCGGTGCCTGATTCAACAATAACTGAACCAAAGGTTGCAGAGGCACTGATACTGTCTGATCCGGTGCTGAGTTCGCTAAGGGAAGATGAGAACTGCGCTCCCGCAGATATGCTGTCTGAGCCTGTGGCTGTTTCAGAAACGCTAACCCCATAGAACAAATCCGACGCAACGACATCACTTGCCACTGCACCGTTGTAATAATAAGGCCCGCCCCAAGCTGATTCACCCCATCCACCTCCACCGTATCCTTCTTCACCAACAACTCGGTAGTAGACGGATTGGCCCCAGCCAGCCTGACCCCATGTGCCAGAACCGTATCCGCCTTCTGCCATGATTACGCCGATAGGCTAAACGTATACGTCACTAACAGAATATCGCCAGATACAACCGAACGATCTCCCGGTGAAGCAAAATCTGCTGCTGAAAATAATGTTCCTGTTGTTCCACCTTTGGCACTACCGCTTGTTAAAAACGCACCGCCAATGGTCGTTGTGCCATTAATATCAAACTGAGCTTTGCTTGCAGAATTAGTCACAACCGAAGGATTAGCGTTAGTTGCAGCGGCAAAAGTTGCCGCCACACGCGTTGCGTTACTGTAGGTTGTATCTTCTGTCCAACCTGCATGAGAGGACATCGTATCCCCTGCGGCTGGCGTGTTACTTGCAGCGGCTCCATAAAGACCTACATACCAGCTTGTAATCTGAGCCGTGCTGGTCAAAGCAACCCCTGCCATGTACTGAAGCCCAACATTAACCACAAGGTTCTTGGACTCAGCAACCCACTTCAGGTTTTTATCTTTGTCGTAACACTCAACGACATATTTACCAGTAGCGTTTAAACTTTCATGCACCCCTTTTGCGGTAATTAATGATCCCGCAACTATGTCGTGTGTCTTTGCTTTAATGTCCATTATGTGATCCTCAAAACAGAATCAGTTGCGCCCATTGGCGGAAAAGTAATAACCAGATTTGAAGCTGTTTTAGTAATCGTATTCCCAAAACTTAAAACGCATACCGCACGATTACCGTTGGTTGAATTGTAGATCAGCGCCCCTGCACAGGAAAGTGTTACGTTAGTAAACGTCGCATCATCAAACGACCAGTAGCCTGTAGTGCCTGAAGAAAGGGGCGTGATGTTTGTGAGCGTAATACCTCCAGCGGTGTAATTGGTTCCACTGGCTTCACCAGAGGCTGTGTACACCGTGGTACTAGCACTGAGATCGGCAGTTGCGACGTACAAGGCGAGTTTAAATACATTTCCCGTAGTCCTTGTAAAGTTGTGCAAGCCTTGGGCAACCTCCGCCTTAAAGCTTGTACACATGGTTTGGTAGATTGCCATATCAAGTCACCGCCTGCCTGTACTGCCCGGACCTGTAAGCATCCTGACGCTCCAAACCATCTGCCAGACGTTTTGCAAGGGCTACAGCTTCCGTATATTTAGCATCAATCGTTGCCATTTGTTCCGGCCCTGCTTTAATAAACAAGTAGCCTTCTCGTAGTGCCCCATAAAGCAAAACCGAATCAAAATTATCGCCAAGCCAAGTCGTACCAGCAGTCACAATCGATTCTGGGTAGTAATAATAATGAAGCTCAACATCATAAACAGCATCAGGCGTTGGGCCTAAAATAAAACTCAACTCATTACTTATCGTAGACCCTGAAACTGTGGGGCCAAAAATAGCGTAATGGCGTGGGCGACCTGTGTTACCTGAACCTGTTGGTACAGGATAAGCTTCTCTAATAAAGTTAACGTCTTTATTCAACAAATAATAATATCGCCCATTAGCATCAATGACCGCCATACTGTACGGGGATAAAAAATCACTGGGGCATGACAGGTAACGATTGTTAATAGACGTTATCCCCGTCACATTCTTGCGAATAGACGGAAACTGCATAGAGTTGTAAATGCGCTGCTCAGCCTGCTTAACAAATGTCGCAAGCTGCTCATCCGACGTAAACGTCGTGACCGAATCAGAAAAAGTAATCGTCGGGAAATCGTTCTCGATATACCCTCGGATCGTCTTTTTCAACTCCGTGTAATTCATGCCATCGGGCCTCGGCTGATTGTGCCCTTAATAGCTGCGCCAGCGCCTCTCATCTTTATACCCGTCGTTTTTACATCTTTCTCAGGATATGCTCCGCCGCCCGTAGCTCCAGCAGTTTTATACGGTTTAGGCTGCGTGTACTTATTGCAGCAATCTGCCGTAGTCCAAGGAAAAAAATCAAACTTATCAGTGTTCATTACTGCCCCCTACCGGAGTTTTTGTAAGTAAACGAAGACTTCTTCTGGTTAGCAATCTTGGCAAGGTTGCGCCCCATCTTCAACATATCAGCGTTAGTTTTGCCACCTTTAGCAAATTTAGTAGGTTTTTTGCCGGGGTGCATATGTGCTTCGTGTTTATGTACTGCGGTCTTTGCATCCATCATTTACTCCTACGATGCGGTTACAGAATTAACAAGTCCCGGAGCTGTAAGATTATTTGGTGTTAACGCGGCATCAAACGATCTTGAACCACCTACCGGATTAAAGCCCCACTGAATAATTCGACTACCCATTGTAATCGTACCTAGCTCATCAAGGCTAGAGTCATCATTTACAGGTTCAACGCGCAAGCCATTAAGTCCAGCTTGCCTATAAGAATTAGAATCTACTCGTGGGTTGCGTATGGCTTGCGGATCATAAACCGGATACATACCAAGCTGGAGTTGCGGCTGATCTTTTTCCCAGCACTCAGGACAGACTAGTATGTTAACGTTCTTGGTCTTAATGACAAGTGATTTAAGCTGTTTAAGCTTAAATCTAA